GAAATTGATCGTGCTGCTACAGCATATGAGCAGAATCAGTACGCCAGAAATCGTTCTTCCGCCTATCCTACGCTTGAGGATCAACAGGACATGCAGTATTGGGATAGTGTCAACGGAACATCGACCTGGGTAGATGCGATTGCGGCGGTTAAAGTCGCTCACCCTAAAGCGGAGTAAACGATGACAAGCACTGTAAAAGCGGATGTTGTAACAGCGCAGACTACAAATGGCGATGTCACAGTACAGGGCAACGGGACTGGTGAGGTTAACCTAGGCACTCTTAAAAACTCTATCTGGACTACAGGAACAGAAGCCGATATGAGTTCCGGTTCATCCACTACGTTTAGCAGTATTCCTTCTGGCGTGAAGCAAATAATTATTATGTTTAATGAAACCTCTAACACCACGGGCAACAGAATTTTGGTGACTATTGGCGATAGCGGCGGTCTTGAAACATCTGGCTATGTTTCGACTTCAATGGAATCTCTAAGCGCGGGAGCAGTTACAGCCTTTGCTTCGACCAGCGATTTTATAATGGCACTACAAAGTACTCCCGCGATTTCAGGCACGATGGTTCTTACATTAGAAGATCCTGCTAACTTCACCTGGGTGGCCTCTCATTCCATGAAGTTCACCACGACTCGAACAATGCACGGCGGTGGTAGTAAGTCTCTTTCAGCGGAATTAACTCAGCTACGCATAGCTAGCCCGACAGATTTTGACGGCGGGTCTATCAACATTATGTATATGTAGGAGCACCCGATGAAACAATTTATTGCAATCGTGGCCTCCGAAGGCGGCGAGGTCACTAAGTATCAGGATTTTGATACAGAGACAGAAGCGAATAATCACGTTAGAAATTTCGGTGGATTTGTCGCACCCAATCCTGGCAATAATACAAAATGTTGGATCATTGACGATGCCGCTAAAACTTTAACTTTAAATGAAGAAATGCAGACAGAAATTGAACGCTCTAATACAGAGTACGATCAGCAAGAATACGCACGAAATCGCGCTGCTGCTTACCAAGCTGAATCAGACCCACTTTTCTTTGAAGAACAGGCCGGTGAGGTTGCTGCTGGAACGCATGCCGAGAAACGTGCCGAGATTAAAACGAGGTTTCCAAAATGAGTACGCTTGAAGCTGATGCGATCACCCCCTCCACGGGAACCAATACCGACTTGGATTTGTCAGGCAAGGGTACAGGCGTTCCTGATATCGCTGCTGGTTTCAAGGTAGGCGGGACTGCTGGTGTTCCCGTTAATAACCTTCGCACAGGAACCGATGGCGAGCTAATCACTTGGGATGCTAGTGGTAACCCAGCGACAGTGGCTGTAGGCACTGCGACCCATGTGCTTACAAGTAATGGCGCGGGAGCCGCACCGACGTTTCAGGCGGCTGGAGGAGCGGCTGGTAGTGTCTACTTTTCTGCTGAAATTGGGAGCGGATCTCAAACATTTACTCGGAATGTTTTTAGTACGGTTACTGGTTGGACGGAACTAGAGGATTCAGGCACTAATTTTAATCCAACTACGGGTGTTTTTACTGCCCCCTCTGCTGGAATTTATTTCTTTAGTGGATCAGGAGGAGGAGATTATTCAGGAGTTGGAAGTGATGGTGAATTGCTTGGTATAAAATTCTGCGACAATACATTTGGAGGTGGGAGCACTGGTAGCTACCCGTCAGGAACTTTCGGGCAGTGGTGGTATTGGACAGGCACCTATAACGTATATACAGGCATGGCTCATGCTTCCATTCTTGTTGAGATGACTAGTTCAGGAACAATGGACATGCGTATGCGTATAGATGACGATAACTCGACTGGGTTATCCGCTTTTGAAAGCGGCACATTCAATGGATTTAAAGTAGCATAGGAACAGTCATGCCTGATTTTAATTTTTCATTAAAGATCGAACAGTATGTTGGGCGGAAAGTTGATTTTGATGATGAGTGTTCACTCTGGCAAAAACCAGATGGCTCGATCGCTATCGCGACTTGGAATATTGACAGTCATCCTGAACCTACGATTGAGCAGCTTGCTGCCTACGAAGATGCGGCCGTTGCCCAAGTTGAAAGAAATATTGTTCTCGCTACCCGCAAAGCAGCCTATCCGCCGATCGGTGATCAACTCGACATGCAATATTGGGATGCAAAGAACGGAACGACAATCTGGGAAGATTTGATTGATACCATTAAATCGGAGAATCCAATATGAGCACGCTCAAAGTTGACGCGATTGCGGCGGTGAAGGCCGCTAATCCTAAGGACTGAAATGGCTTATACACGCAGGAAGAAAAAGAAGCCTCGGTCCACGGCTACTAAAAGAAAGCCGAAAAACCGTAGCAAAAAAATGGGTAAAGGGCGCTATTAAGCGCCCCGCTGCTTTCGATGTCTTCTGATAATACATCTTTAATTGAAGCTCAAAATTTGCCGGCTCATGTAGCTGCTTGTAGTGAAAGATATACGACCTTATGGAAAGCAATAGAAAGGACGAACAAACAAGTACGAAAATTATGGTGGCTTGGTATCGCCATCTTGGTTGGAGCTTTCGGAGGAGGATGGCAAGGCATATTAAACACTTTACAAACCATAACTTAGGAGAAGATCGTGGCGAAAATAATGGCAAGAATGAGCGAACCATCGACGTATGCAGGTGCAGCGGCGATGTTAGCAAGCCTCGGAGTAATGGGGTTCGACGAAGGACAATGGACAATGATGTTCGGCGCCGCTGCTGCGGTCGCAGCCGCAATCGCAATGGTACTGAAAGAAAAAGGCGAAGCTAAATGAGTTGGGTGATCCTGCTTAAAACTGTTTTAAAGCTAGGATCACTGTTAGCTAGGATTGTTCAACAGAAACAATTAATGGATGCGGGAGAAGCAAAAGCATTAAGTAGAGGATTACAGGATGCAACGGACAAAATGGATAAGGCTAATAAAGCCTTACGCGATCTTAGGGGCAATAAGCGTCTTCGTCTCAAGCTGCGGAGGAAGTTCCGCGCTTCCAAAGATTGATTATATTCCGTGCAGTGTGCTTCCTGGTCCTTTCCTCTACGAAGAAACGGTCGATGACCATTTCCCAGTGCGGATGAGCGAAAGAACCCTTCAATGGGGTGATGAGTATAACGCTGTCTGGGAGGTAATGTGTGGCACAACGACCACTGGATGATGATGTCCTAGCGGAGGCGCTCGCCGCCTCCGGAAGATATGATACTATCATTGAAGCTGCGGATGCCCTTGGTATGCCGCGGTCTACCTTTACGCATCGACTCGATCTTGCCAAAAAAAGAACTGCTGAACTAGAAGCAGAGGGCAGAGAAAGCGTCAGCTTTCCGACATTTCCCGCAGATGATGTGAATACTGAGGAAATTATTGGGCATCTCGAGCGTAGATTTGAGAAAAAGCTTGAGCATGAGAAGGCAAAGCATTGGTTTCCCATCACTTTTCCCTCTGACAAGCCTATCGGTATAGCAGTAGTAGGTGACCCTCACCTCGGAACACACTGTAACTTCCCTCTCCTACGTCGTGATGTAGAGCTTATGGCGACCACTGAGGGGGTATTGGCAGTAAATATAGGGGATAGTACCGATAACTGGTCAAACCGCCTCCTGGGCCTCTGGGCGGAGACAGACATCTCTCGTGATACGGAAAGAAAGCTTGCCCGGTGGTTCCTTCAGGAAGCTGGAATCAAGTGGGGTCTATGGCTGATGGGCAATCACGATATGATGAATACTGAGTTTTCTACCTATCTCGAGACTTTAAACGCCAAGAAGATCCCAATGCTGGACTGGAGAGCCCGCGTCAACCTTGTATTTCCGTCTGGTGAATTGCGCCTTGATGCTGCTCACAATCATAAAGGTACCAGTATCTATAACCGACTGCATGGACAAAAGCGAGCAGCCTTATGGGACGAAAACGCGGATATATACGTTGCGGGACACCACCACACCTGGGCGATAACCACAGAGGAATTGGATGATGGCAGGGTGGTCACAATGGCCCGTGTTCGCGGATACAAATGGCTGGACAGTTTTGCGACAACGCATGGGTTTGCCAATCAGAAATATGGAGCGACTGTTCTGTTTGTCATCTGCCCTGCTGAAGCCAATCCTGTCTCCCGGGTTATGGCGTTTGCCGATCTTAAAAAAGGATCGGAGTACTTGACATGGATAAGAGGCTTATACGAATCGAATGGGTAGATGCTGTCTCCCATGACAATCCGTATTGGTTTGCTTCAGATGAAGAGCCTCTAACTCCCAGCAAATGCTACAGCGTTGGTTGGATAGTCAATGAAACAGAAGACAGCATTCAGATCGCCGCACACTTCTCCGAAGATGGAGAAGCTATGTGCGGTGATATCTGTATTCCTAGAGGATGTATCACGGAGATTATCGAATGGAACTGATTCAGTCCTACTGGGAAATCTTAGCAGCTTTGTTTCTCGGTATTGTTACAGCTGTAAAATTAAAGCAGGAAACGCAGGAGCTGCGAAAGGATGTCGATGATATAAATCGAAGAGATACTTATACAGAGGTTGTCAAGCTGCGAGCAGAGATGGATACAGTCACTAAGAATATTGCTTCCTTATGGGATCAGACGAATCGTCTTAGTGATCGGAAATGACATTCTCTTTCTTCTTTGGTGTGACATAATTCGAAAGTTCTGATCCAGTTTGTATCTCCTGTAAGATACCACATACAGAACCTATAATGACCTTAGCCTCTGTATAGAAGTCGGCATACATTTCGTCTGCAACAAGTTTGTCCATCCATACCTGACATATAAGAATGCCATTGCCGGCACGTTCACAGATTTGTTCTCTACTCAACGATTCTTTAGACATCAGAACTTCTCCCCGTTTCCTTCTTCAAGAACCATTGCAGCAGCAGAGCCTGTATTCGATAGCTCATGTGTTACTGCTTTTTGTTCCTTGTCATAAGGACAACCTATAACTAAACATGGTAATGCTTCAGCTGTAGGCTGTCCCTCGACAAGATTAATCCAACAAACAGTACAACTAGACTTACCTTTACGGTATCGTTTGATGGAGTTTGAAATGACATCCTCCTTTTAAAAAGGAATTGCGTCATCAAAGTCAGGAGCACTTGGAGTAGAAGGAGTGGCGGCGGAATCCTCCGCCTTGCTGGATAACAATTCCAGAGTGGAGACATAACCAGACATAACTACTTCTGTAGTATATCTTTCCTGTTGATCCTTATCAGTCCACTTCCGAGTTTGCACCTGGCCTTCCACGAGAACGTGAGAGCCTTTACGAACGTATCTTTCGATAACGCCGATCAAGCCATCAGAGAAACAGACGCAGCGATGCCACTCTGTTTTCTCTTTACGCTCACCGGTCTTTTTATCTTTCCACTTATCTGTGGTCGCTACAGAAAAGTTGGCTACTTTCCCACCGGATTTAGTTTCACGAATTTCAGGATCACGACCCACATAACCAGTGATGGTAAGTCTGTTCATTTCGTTGCTACCTTTTCTTGTGATTTGATTTCCGCTTTGCGACTTTTAAAGAGTCCTTCCATATCGTCACGGAATGTTTGTCCGCATTCTTTTCTTACAAAAGAACTTGCACGCCAGATCTCCTCGAGTGCGTCAACATCAGTCGCACTCTTTACTTTTTCTTTATATTCTTTGAGGAGTATCTGAAACTTGAGAGCTGACTCTACCTTTCTCTCTTCAATCTTTTCCTGCTTAATGGTCGCAATATACTTATTGTCATCCCATAAACCAAGATAGATATCAGCCGAAAAACCAAAGTAACTCAAGGACTTACCAAGGGCATCAGTCATCGCTTTCTTTGGAGCTTCATCATCAAAGACAATACCTCGACGGTCTTTCTTTAACAGAAGTGCAGAACCATACTGCTTGATACCGTCATGCACTTCATCTTTTTCATCACGCCACCAAACAGATAGCATGACAACAAACAACATCGAACGAGTTCCCTTGTCATCTAGTTGTTCGCCGTTAATAGTTTCTGCTGAATGAACAGTAGTACCCCAGCCTTGCCCCACCGGCCCCCAAAGTTCAGTTGCACGACGACAGTTGTACATCGTCTGAACTGTTGTGAACTTGCCACCAAATTGTGTTAGTGGTTTTGTAAAATCAGGATCAGTCTTTTGCACACTATCCCAAATACGCATAGTGTTTTGATCAACACCATTTGATTTCTTAGTTGCCATCCTTCACCTCTATACTCTTGCGGTTAGCACGATTGATAGAAATAGTAATTAACTTCCCATCAATAAGTTTTGCATCACCAGGAACAAGTCCCTTCAGCTTTTTTTCTGCTGCCCAATGAGAAGCAGCACTGTTGTATGTATCAACGTACTCTCTTTCTAGTTCAGCAAACTCCGGATACCAATTGGTGTCCTTCATCTCTTGGACATTGTACGTACGTTTCTCAGCATGAAGAACAGGAACTACTTTGGGATCTGTGTCCCAATCAGCTAATGGTTCTTTATTCTGAATTGCATCATACATCTGCTGCAAGCGATTCAGCATTACCGCTGCATCTTCTATATGATGATCAAGCGCAATGTTGTGTATCTGCCACTCACGATTGCCATAGAACACACTGACTTCACAGGTGCGTACTTCAGCAATCATCATGTAGAGCAAGCACTGCCATAAGTTACGTTTAACAACAGCTTCCGGTGGATTCCATTTTGACAAAGCACCAGTATGCTTTGCTTCAAAAATAGAAACAGGTTTGTTATCATGTAGGATGACACCATCGAAGTGTCCCACAATCCAGGGATATTCTGGATGACGTACACCAACCTGCCCTTGCCTTATATCGACCAGTCGGTCTTGAGGAAAGATTTCTGTGTCTTCATACATTGGAAGATGTCTAACAGCACCTTCATAATCGTTAATATTACGAACAAGTTTGACACCTGCAGCTAGGTTGGCATTCTCCTTGTACCAACGACAGTTCAGTTCTTCGGTAACAATACCAATTTGTACTGGGAGAACTCTGCTTAGATCTTCGCGTTCTGCATGACCTATCTTTTCTTCGAAGACAGTCATAGCATCGTTGTTCATGATGCGATTCGCATCTGAACCACCTAACATAATTTCATTCATAATGCCTCCTTCAAAGCATATTAATGGAAATGTTTTGGATCAGCGATATGAGGTGTAGCATGAGTAGGAATTTTGGATGCTCCTACTGTTACTCCTCTTCCCTTTAACTCTTTTCGCACTGCATGTTTGAAAAGTGATAGCGCAGCTATTTTATCGGATGCTCGGGAAACCCAGTCTGAGGGGACCGGTCTGGTTTTAGGCAATTCCTTGCAGACTTTCGTAGTGAGTTCTTTGATGTAACACTGCGGAATATCCTGTAACAGTTCATAAAAGACCTGGAGAGCAGCCTGACTAGGAGCCCTAGCTCCCATAACTTCAAAGACAGTCCGGACACTCTCCACAATTTCATCGGTAGTAACCTTCTTGTCTAACAGTGCATCAATCTTGGGGAGGATTTGTAACAAATTATCAGTGCTAACACTATTCACTTGTCTCAGACTCACACTCCCCCGATCGTAATGCTTTGGCAGCATCAAGGTACGGATCGATTCTGGGATCATCATTCCCTTCCTTCCTATTGGGATCTCGACGATCTGTCTGAGCTCGTGCACACCAGCTTTTCCAGGCTTCACGCCAATTGGTTCGAAGTTTATCCCTATAGTAATCACGAAACAACAGGACTTGCTGTTCGATATTGACAGTAGGAAATGCCTGATTTGCAAACTTTATTTGCTCTTCATCAGGACAGTTTGGAGGTAACGGAGTATCGCCGCTGCGCCCGTGTGCGTCAGCAGGGCTTAATGCTTCTGGGTCAGTACTAGCTTTCGTAAGTAGAGGATCTATCACGATTTTACATTCCTCACCTGTTAGAGATAAGGAAACACGGGCGTTATAAGTATAAGGATTAACGCTTAATTTTACGGGATCGACGTTTTTTAAATCCCAAATGAAAATCATTGCCCACCAACCTTACTATTCGTAATGGTTTGTTATAAAGAGCTTCAAAAAGCTTCTTTTTCAGACGGAAAACAGTTGTTACATGTCCCTTGAAATCTTCAACAATTTCAACTCCATCCTCGATGTAGACAAAATCTGCTACATAAGCAGTGATAAGATCATCTCCTATTTTTAATGGATAGGCGACTTGTCGTCGTAAATTTTTGATCAGACCTTTCTTGGCAGATCTTTTGAGATGAATCCATCGTTTCGATTCGCCTTTACTATCAAAGACGATTCCATCCACTTCAGTGCGTATCGCCTTGTATTTGCTCATTTTTCTTGTACCACTATTTCTAGGCCAAGAGCATCTGCAAAGCACCAGAACATAAACATTGAAGGAGTCCTGGTACCACACTCACATTTTGCGACATAACCGTCAGCACAGCCTACAATACGATCAAGCTCTGCTTGAGGAATACCAAGCTTCCGGCGGCGGCGCGCCACCATCTTCAACAGATCCTTGTATCCGGCTTCCGTATGTACTGATCTACTCAAATCTCACCCAACTACTGAATATACTTAGATATATTTAAGTATGCCTAGCAGTTGAGCAAGGTTGAGTAAATACAGGAACTACGCAGGTATGTGATCGTCGAGTTCTTCCTCGACTGTCCCTCTCTTCGTCTTAAATTCGAATTGAGGAGGACACCAAGTGAGTTTTTTGCTCGTGTGAGCAAATGCTGCGCGAATTATACCAATCAACTCTTTCTTGGTCTTGTAGGTACCTGACAGCTTGAACTCATCATAAAGCTTTTTAAGCTCTAATGTAGTCATAAGCTTTAGGATCTGTTCCGTAGGAATGAAATGCTTCGCTAAACGAATTTTATAATGTTTAGCCAGTACGTCTATAGCACTAAAGAACGAACCGTCATCAAATATTGAACCCACTACCTTGTGCATAAACATCTCAGGTAGTTTTGGATCTTTGATTACTTTCAGAAAGTCTGAGTTTTGATGAAACATAGGGATTGTAACACCTGCAGTTTTACTCTGAAAATAACGATCCTTGATCTTTTCTTTCCATGCGTGTGGTTCACGACCCATGTTAATGCCTGCAAGATCGCAAACTATCGCAGCCATAACAGCACGATAGCCTTTGTCCTTGAGCATATAATGACGTACAAGATCAGTACGATGAGCGGCGAATGCGCTAACAGCAGTAGGGCCGAAAGTAAATGCTTCCGTACTTCCGTTGCTGTTAAGATCCTTAGCCTTTGTCTTCGGGCTCCTCAAAGTAGCAGGAAATACCCATCGAACTCTTGCTAGATCTTCGGCTATACAAACAATACCTATTTCAATATTAGGATTGTCTGCACGATATTTCCTGAATGCTTTTGTTCTGAGAAAACGTAGGGCATGAGCAGGGTTCATCGGAGATTCGTGATGTACACTATCAACTCTGTCTGTCCGGTATGTATTCCAGAACTTGTCTTGACTCGAGATGATATGGCAGAAATCACACTTGGGATGATCTGCAAGCTTTGCTCTCCATCCCTCCAGGGCTACTTCCTGTAAAGTGCGAGCTTGCTCTTGATCGTTAAAGACCAGGAGATCTGGTTCATTACTAAACAGATCTGAAGTAGATTCACCTTCATAGGAATCTAATTCGAACACAACATTTTTACTGTTCAGTTGTGTCTTGTCTTGAACAGCACGCAGTACCATCCAAGCACCACGATCCCAATCCATTGTTTTGTCTCGGGCAATTTCAAGCTGCTGCTGATGGCTCAATTTAGTTAAGCTTTCAGCCACGTTGAATGATACTTTCCAGCGTATCAGCTTTTCTTTGATGACAGTATGCAACGCTGTTAAAGCACGACGTTGCCGTACAAAAGTGACAGTCTTTCCGAATACTCCAGCAATGTAGCCATCTGAATGACCGGATAATCCAGCAAATGCTTCGGCATACTCAAAGTCATTCAAATTTTTTCTGGAATTGTTCTCGATTAATGAAATCAGATCTGCATCTTCATCGCCCATTAAACGACAGGGCACTGATTGAAGTTCAGCTTTCTTTGCAGCAGCATAACGTCTATGTCCTGCAACGATTTCATATCCCTTACCGTTCTGTTTAACGGTTATAGGATTGATAATACCGACTTCCCTAATTGAGTTAATCAGGGCTTGGTCAAGATTTAATTTCTTCCGAACATTCTTGCCCGGAAACACTTCTTCCACGGCAACAACAATATCTTGAAACATAAGCCTTCCTTTAAATGATTCAGATTACGAGCCTTACTGAATCGGAATGGTAGGTGCTTTGAAAGCATAGGAAGCACATCAGCGTGGGGGAGGAGCTCAAGCCACCCAAACGCAATATATCTCGCACCATATTAAAAAGGTGGAAGCATCTCGACCATGCTTCCATTAATGAAGGAGCGTAATTATCAGCAACATCTGAGAAGGAGCAAACACATGTCACTGGGAAGTCGAGTCCTTCTAGCCAACGCAGGGAGGTCCACGTTGGCTATGCAGCCTCTTCCTTCTCCGCAGCAAGAGCAACTTTTTCTTCCAGTTCTTTTGCTGTCAGATAAACATCTGTTCTTTCAGAGATCTCATTCTCTGTAATCTCACTGATTACATAGAATGAAGGAGTGCGTCTTACTTCAATGATCTGTTGTTCGATCGGATCATTGTACTCATAATCACCGTAACGCTTTTCATCATAACATTTCAGCGAAGCGGCTTCCTCCAGACTGGAAACAGTAATGAACTGTGTTCCGCTGGGTAGTCTAATTAACAATCTACCAGACATCTTAATTGCCTCCTTGACTCGAATTAGAGTCAAATTGTTTTGTAAGAACCCAAGCAGTTACACCAACTGCCACTAATATAATAAATGGTGTTGCAATAACTGCCATTATTGCTGTTACAGGCCAAGCGATTGCGACTATAAGACAGATGCCTGCTGTAGTCATCAGGGCTTTCCGTACTTTCCGCCCAAGCTTTGCCTTAAAATCTTGAATGCTTTCCTTCTGCATCGTGATCTCCCACATCAGGGCTTCCGCCGGTGTGAAGAATAACGTCGTCGCCTCTCATACCTGTTAAGGCATGAGATGACGACGACAGCAATCCACTTAGCTGCGATTAACAGCCATCGAACCCTTGAGGTCAAAACGGTATGTCCTCAGAGCTTCCAGTCGTAGCGGTAACAGTTGCATTTGTTTTTGCTAATGCAACGTCCTCCGCAGTAACAACTGATCCCTCCTCCGGCATTGCGAATGGAGGTTCAGTGGCTCCACGAGGTTCAAGAACGGTGAGAACGGAGTGAGGACCAGACAGGACGATCTCGGTGGAATACTTAGTAATCCCATCCTGCTCATACTGTCGGGTACGGATCTCACCCTGTACCAGAACTTGCTTGCCCTTACAGAGCAGACCGCCCTGGAGAACACGGATTAAACCGGAGTTCCAGATTACAATTCGATGCCAGTCAGTCTTTTCAACTCTGGCACCAGTTTTATCCTTAAACCGGTAGTTGGTAGCAATAGACATGTTTGCCACCAGTTTACGATTGCCGTCTGCATCCGGATCGCCAACTTGCCGGATTTCAGGATTGGCACCAAGCCGTCCAACTAACGTCACGCTGTTATGTGAACCAGTCATTGTACGAAGCCTCCTTAGCTTCAGTTCATTGTTTACGTTAAACAAATACCAAAAGTCCCTACAACTTCCTCATCCTGTGAGCTGCAAAAAGAATAGCGCCTACCAAGATCATTATATCTAATGCGGCAAGAGCCATTCCCAGTTCTAGGGGGAGTGAAGGGGGCATTACACCCCCTCCTTCTTCTCACGCTCTACAGCAGCGAGAGCCTTGAGGAAAAAGCGATCTGCCTTTTCCTGATCTCCACTCGCTTCGAGCTTTGCAGCACGATCGAGCCACTTCTCAGAAACAGGGACATTCTCGTCGGTGTGCATAGTAATCATCACCCTTCTCCACCAATGTTTCGTTATATTTGTTTTAAGTCCCTTCCACATCAGGGCTGCTTCCGGCTGCCCCTCCGAAGAAAAAAAGGGAAGGCACCGGCACCGCCGAGGTACGAGGCGGTGCCGGCACCGTTGTTAGCTATGAGCTAGTAGGCTGCCACAGCTTGACGTTGTTTGACTGGGCTAGTTCTACCCAGTGACGCACTACATGCGACCCTCCAGGGAACAACACAATCCCATGTGGGTTGGCACTTTTCAGCAGATCCCGATTCCGATTGAATCCGGCTGCTTTGTTCCAGGTCATCTCCGGTTGTCCGTTCTGCTTAAAGATCGGCGTCCCATCTGGTTTCTGCGCCTGCTTGCGCTGAAAGTCAGGCTCGATTGCATGAACCTGTACTTTCTTTGCTTCGCACCACGCTCGGACTATGGACTCTGCACCCTTGCGTTGGGTGCCGGTGTAGACAGTCATGGTCGGGAACTTAGCAAGTAATTCGTCCAGCCTGTCCCAGACGAACTGGTGATCCACTTCTTCCGCTGAACCAAAGACGATGTACCGTTTGGTCATCTCTGGGTCTGCGACGCTTGCTTCGTGTCCTGCCAGAATTGAATTGGCGGCTTTAGCAACCGCCACCACCTCTGGGTTTTGCTCCTGTCGACGGGCCTGTGGCGCCCAGCCACCCCCGATGACTCGGGTATAGACGGCCTTCATTCCGTCGAGGATGTTCTCATAGAACGCAATTATCTCGGCTGATTGATTCAGCTTCTCAGAGGCTTTGTGCTCCTCGTCCTGTGATTCCTGCACAGATCGGGATAATTCGCTTTGTACGGGAAGTTCGTTGGTCACTCGTTTGAGTTCTGCAACCGCTAGCGACTGCCGCTCTTCTTCCCTTTGGATTCTCCAGTAGATGACTTGGCACTGAGCGGCCAAGAAATCCTGAACCACAGGCAATTTTCCTGTGGACTGGAGAAGGTCTCCTGCAGCCAGTTCTAGGCCACGAACATAGTATCCCGATGTGGAGTCAGATGTTTCAGCAAACTTGATCTTCGCATCGGCAACATCGTCAGCATACTCGATAATGGTGTTAGTAAACCGACGGATCATCTCGCTGCTGGCCTTGCGATCTATGACTGAGCAGCGGGCCTTGCTCAATGTAGCTATCACTGGCGCTACTTCGTAATTTGCCATTTCAACGATCTTCTCGAGATCAGACTCGTTCGAAGCCATCCATTCGGCTACGTTAGCTTCGGTCTCTGCTTGTTCTGTAGTGTTCATAACGTGCATCCTTCTAAGTAGTGGAATTGTTGGTTCTCAGTCCCTTCAAAATTCAACGAGACCGCAGATCCCAAATGATAGGACTTCCGGTGTTAGCTCTACGTGTCATCGCAATCCGGACCATATGGCCTGTACCACGTCCACCGGGAAACGCGATTAGATAGTCTGGGTTCCAATCCAGCATCTTTTGATTGCGGATAATCCCTGCCTTCTTACCATAAACGTCCCATTCTGCCTGAGCCGCCGCTCTGTGCGTGCGCCTTGATACCGACCAGTCTGCACAAATGGTGTCAACCCCTCGTGCAGCACCGTGGAAAAGGCATTCGATGGTGTATTTGGCATGTACCCAATCTAACGCCTTCCAGATACGGTCTTTGTCAGTGAAATCACGTCCGCCTGTTACTAAAAGGTTCATTTTGCGCTCCTCCATAATGCTATAGAAATTGATGTATCGGATGAATATTTCGCTGGGGTCTCACCAACGCGATAATAATCCTCGGCTCCGGTCTTAAAGAGTTCGTCAAATTCCTGCTGCAAGGTATCGTAAGCAAACATTTGTGTTGCATGGATATCAATATTCTTTACAGCCTCCTCAACGGTAGATAAGCCACACCCACTTGCTATTTCCAATGCTTGTTCAAACGTCATGATTTGAGCTCCTTTACTGGGACTGGTGTGCAGAGGATCGTCCCATCATCCTGAACCGTTTCGATCAAGTCCACAAACCGGACTTGGATAAACTGCGACGGATCTATGACTTCTTCGATGACTTCGATATAGGTCTTAGGCATGTTCGCTCCTTTGTTTGGATTGTCAGGGATTACGGCACAGGTCGTCGTCATTTCTCCTCCTTCTCTCGGTTCGTGAAGCAGTGGGCTGTCATAATCGAGGTTGCGGACTGTCAAGGGGCGCTTGTCCGAAGGATCTAGGGATACGTTTTCGATTTAGTGGTCTAAAATAAGTGCGAGCTTGCTCGCCCACTGTGGGATGCCTTCCCGGCTTGAATCCTTAGTTAGTACCCAGAAATAAAATGCGCGACCGCTTGGGAGCCCAATCTTGTGAGAGACAAGGAAACCGTAGGCATCCCCCACTAAATTAAACGAGGGCCCCTGGACCCCTTGAGAGTTCGTGCCGATTATGACAGGTTGCTGCCTTCACGAGAGAGAGAAGCTCTTAGGAGCCAGCCGCACTGAGCGGGGCGGGGCGAGGACGCAAGGCTTACGTGATTCCCCAACGAGCGTGTTCGAGTTGGTTTTGAATCACTTTGCCTTGCCCGGAGGTTCCGGTTTTGGCCTCCAAATTGTACTTGGGCAATTTGGCTCTTAGGCCAGTCCGGATGTACCGCATATCCCGTTAGCTTATAGGCGGTCAGCTGAGGCTTCATTAAATAAAGCATGAGCGACCCCTTGGGAGCCCACACTGCCGGGCCGACTGTAAGGTTTTACGGGAGACTGGTAGCGAGCTGCATACGAGGCAACTAATTCTTGCTGTCAATTCATATAGAACAAGAGCGAAGCCCTTTTAGAGTGATCAAACGGCGTTACGTTTGTTGACGGCGGATTAGATTGCTTCGTGCGAGCCTCCGGCGGAATACGAATGGTCAAAATATAAGAGGCATGTGTGATGGGCTCTGCACTTGCCCGTCACCCTTTGCTTTGAATCTTTGACGGGATAAACCCGAAGGGGGTTTTTGGTGTGGCAAACGCCACTAGGCCCGTCCGGCTATGAGGACACTGACATTTCGAGTGCTTCGAGAAATGTACAAATCTCGCTGCTCGAGAGATTTATGGTGTTACTAATGTGCCACAGTGGAAAATTCATGCTGCTATTGCAGTCTGTTATAGTGTGGCATATTTACATAATTGACACGTCATTCTCCAGCTTGTACGGGAGGGGGGTAAGGGGGGAGGGCAGAAGGGACAACAATGGCCTATAACAAAGCTATGAGTGAAGCGGCTAGCAAACGAGAAGCTTCCAAAAGAAATGAGGTGGTGGTGAAGCCGCCACCACAATTAGAGGTAGTTGAGAACAAGAAAGCACCCTGGAATAAGGGAAAGACCCATATTTCACGTAAAACGAGAGGTGCTATTACCCACTTGGCTACCAAGGGAGGAACCATCACGGATGCAGCAGCAGCCGTAGGTATGTCCCGGTCTGGACTGAGTAAGGCGATGCAACGTGAGGACGTTCGGGCGCTGTTAGACACAGAAGTAAGCCGTAGGTTAGCTGTCTCCGCAGCCCGTGCAGCTCACACCCTTGACACACTGGTGGCAGAGGCCCGCTCGGAGAGGGTGCAGCTGGAGGCAGCGACGGCCATCCTTGACAGGACAGGCCACGGTGTGGGGAACGAGCTGTTGCAGCTAGGCCAAGCTGTGCAGATCCACATAGACCTTGGCGACTAGTCCCTGCAGCCTTCGAAGAGGGAATCCTACGAAGGGAGGGGAAATAATGTGCCAGAGTTCTCTGGCTGCGTTAGAATGTAGCGTACAGGTCGGGGGGGTTCGAAAACCGCGGCTTTCTACCCGTCTACAGGGGTCACCCCACAAAATATTTGAGAGGTTTCGATGTCTGAAAACAAACCCTTCTCTCTTGCAGATGTACAGCCCGATCCCAGTTATCTGAACACGTTATCTTTTGAGGATCTCCAGCGTCTGCGCGTTGTTGTCAGGAAGAATCACTTCCAACAATTCCAAAAAAATTTATCGGATCGAGACTGTGACAAGATGATAGCCTCCTTCGGTCCTGCCGTTCGGGAAAAGTACATCAAGAAACAGATAGAGGAGAAGCTCAGTAGATGACTGATCTCATTCACCCTACTGAATGGGAGCCTCCATTCCTGGCTCTCAAAGGCAAAGAGAACCTAAGGCATCTTGCTGCCTGCAAAGCCGATGACGACAAAGCCCCTTTCCATCTTCTTCCCTCTGATGCCATCGAGGATGTGGTGTGGGCGTTACAGGAAGGTGCCTCGAAGTACGGAGACTACAATTGGAAGAAAGGCATGTCCTGGTCCCGCTATCTTTCCGCTGCTCTCCGCCATATCTTTGCGTGGATGCGGCGTGAGGATGTTGATCGTGAGAGTGGCATCCCCCACCTTGCTCACGCTGTTTGTTGTCTACTCTTTCTTTTGGAGTATGGTAAGCATGGATTAGGAAAGGATGACCGCAGTGACGACGGCACACCAGATCAAATTCAAACCTGATGGTGAGGTGGTACGCGCTTTTATGCGTGACGATAGTTTTTGCCGTGGCATTCGCGGTCCTGTCGGGAGTTCTAAATCTAGTGCCTGTGTTATAGAGATTCTGCGTCGCGCCTACCAACAGAAACCTGATGCCAATGGTAAGCGGCGTACCCGCGCCATTGTTGTTCGCAATACCAATCCGGAGCTTCGAACCACTACCATCAAGACATGGCTCGACTGGGTACCGGAGGCAGTATTCGGACGCTTCCACTGGCAGCCACCTTTTACTCATCACATCAAGATAGACGATGTTGATCTCGAGGTAATCTTTCTCGCGCTGGATCGCCCCCAGGACGTCAAGAAGCTTCTCTCTCTGGAGAGTACGATGATCTGGGTGAACGAGGCACGCGAGATAGATAAGGCTGTAGTCGATGGTTGCACGATGCGCGTTGGAAGATACCCGTCGATTAAAGATGGTGGACCTACGTGGTATGGCGTAATCATGGACACCAACTCAATGGAACCAGATCATTGGTGGCCTCTGGTAGCAGGGGATGCTCCTATCCCTGATGACATGCCACCCGATGATGTCGCAATGCTGGTAAAGCCGGACAACTGGACGTTCTTCAACCAACCGGAAGCCATGCGTGAAGAACTAAGCGAACAAGGCGCTGTCATTGGATACCGCATGAATCCTGCGGCAGAGAATATAAATTACCTTCCTGAAGACTACTATCAGAATATGGTCCGTGGCAAAACGCGCTCTTGGATCAACCTTTATGTCCGTAACCGCTTGGGTTCCGCACAAGAAGGAAAGATGGTTTACCCTCAATTCCGCGAAGAGATCCATGTTGCCAAGCAGAAAATTCAGCCAATCCCGCATACTCCAATTCATATTGGAATCGACTTTGGATTAACTCCCGCCGCCGTTATCGGCCAGCGCCTCCGTGGCCGCTGGATCGTGCTGCATGAAATCTGCGCGCATGATATGGGTGCAGCCCGATTTGCCGAGCAATTAAAAATCGAGATGCGGCGGATAGCTCCCTCCCATGAATTTTCATTATGGGGAGATCCCGCGGGTGATAGCCGCGCCCAGACAGATGAGAAGACGCCGTTCCAGATCTTCCGTGCTGCCGGCCTTTCTATTCTGCCTGCTCCCGGCAACAATGACTTTGTGTTACGAACGGAAGCTGTCAACGCTACTCTAAATCGAATGGTTGATGGAGAACCCGGCTTTCTGTTATCTCCGCACTGTCTTGTGCTCAAGGCAGGGTTCATCCGTGGGTATGCGTATCCGCGACTCCAAGTTTCAGGTGCTATTCGGTATGGTGATCGGCCCGTTAAAAATCGTTACTCACATCCACACGATGCGTTACAGTACATGCTTCTGGGGGCAGGAGAAGGCTACGCGGTAATTCGCAAGACGACCTCTCAAGCCCCTAAACCCTTTGTTGCTACAAAAGCTTTTAGTCCCTTCGACCGCTCAAGAGGTGATCTATTCAATCGACGCAGGAGCTTGGTGGGACGATAGTTGAATGGTGTATTGCTTTCCACAATGGAAGCAAAGCTGAATTTTGGTGGGCTCCTTGGACTGCACCTAGATTCAGACATATCAGCCTGCTTGGTTACACCCACGGAGCATGGCTTTTAATTGATCCAAGATTAAGTCAGTTCGATGTCCGTGTCTTATCTTCTGATGAAACCAACTACTACATTGCTTGTATCAATGTGGCTGGCGGCCACTTCCTCCGCATGCCTGTCTCAGTGGTGCGGTGTCCTAACGGCATTACTCCTCTTTACTGTGTCACTGTTGCCAAAAGATTGTTGGGGATACAAAGTTTTGCTATTACTCCGAAACAGCTTTATCGTGCGATGATCAAGCGTGGAGCGACCAAAGTGTTTGAATATATTCCAGAGGAAGACTAATGGGCGGACAACCTCCAGGTGTATCAAGAGGAAGAGGAACCACTGGCGGCAAGCCTTTGGTTACTTACGTTCACGGTTACTCCGGACCAAAATATGAAGTGCAGCATGGATCTGGAAACCTAGTTCGAGTAAAACCATTAAGACAAGGAGGCCCAGCAGCTCCGGAACCAAAGTCTGTATACACCTCACAAGGTCTTCGGATGGCATCACTCTTATATCCTTCTGGTTCCAGCATGACCAGTCCTTATGGCAAAGGTGAAAAAGGATTTGAGAAGCAAGAACTACTGGGTGCCACAGTACCAATTGGTAAGGGATCAATTAAAGGATAAGACAATGGGCGGTTTATTTGGTGGTAGCAAAGATGATAGCGGTGCAGCTGCGATTCGAGCAGAGAACGAAAGACTTCGTAAAGAAGCAGACGCATTAAAGGCTGAAACTAAAAAGAAAGAAGACGATGCTGCTGAAAAAAGACGCCTGAAAATGTCCGGTATGTATGGCACTGGCATGCTTATGGAGGAAGATGAAACTGGGTTCTTAAGAAAGAAAAAGGCCACAGGTTCTGCCACTACAGGATATGGATCTTCTACAACCACCAGCACGCCTGATCCTGGTATTGCAAGCTAATGCTTTCATCGGAACAACTGGATATTCTATCTAAGCGCTACATGCTAGCGCATGGAAGATGGCAGCAATGGACTGGTTTGTGGCAGGAATGTTATGACCTAACTCTTCCTCAACATGAAAGATTTTATGGTGAAGAAAATCGTGGGGCTACACAAGCAGATCGCATTTACGATTCCACTGCTCCTATCGCTTTACAGGAATTTGCGTCGAAGGCTCAAGATGGATTGACTCCGGAGTTCTCCAGGTGGGCACGTTTAACTCCTGGGATCGCAGATATGTCTGCTATACAAAAGCGGGATTTAGCGAAACAACTCGAGTTAATTACCAACGAAGTTTTTCAAGCTATACATCGTTCAAACTTTGATTCCCAAGTACATGAGACTTATCTCGATCTTGCCATTGGTACTGGCAACATGGTTTGCAACGAAGACGATGACGATCAATTGCGATTTGTCACGATTCCTCAGACTCAAGTAATTCTCGATACAGGTCCGACAGGTAAGGTTGACGGACGATTCCGCACTCGTTCCATGCCGATTGAACATATTATGTTAGAATGGCCCAAAGCTGTTTTGCCTGCTCAAGCAGTGCAGCAAGGCCAGAACGATAGAAATAAAAAATTTAATATTATTGAATCGACCTATCGTGATTGGAGCGCAAAGAAAACAGAAACATGGCATTATTGTGTCTGGCTTGAGAATCCCAAAGAGTCCATTTTCACAGATACCTATAAAGGACAGGGATCTCTCCCGTGGGTAAATCCACGCTGGAGCGTTGCCGCCGGAGAGGTTTACGGAAGAGGACCGCTTCTCAGTGTACTCGGAGATGTGAAGGTCACAAACCTCATTGTCCAGATGCTTCTGGAAGCTGGTGAGATTGCAATCACAGGTCTTTGGCAAGCAGAAAGTGACGGCATCTTAAACCCAGAAACTATCCGTCTTGTTCCCGGTGTTATCATTCCAAAGGCTCCTGACTCTCGAGGATTAGAACCTGTTGCCACTGGGTCTAACTTTGATGTAGGTCAAATGCTTCTTGGAGATTTACGTGGCAATATTCGTAGAGCGCTTTTCGATGAAGATCTAGGCCCGCCTGTTGGTACACCTATGAGCGCAACAGAAGTTTCGGCTCGTATGCAGCAAATATTCCGTCGCATGGGATCAGCCTATGGACGTCTTGAACGTGAGTTCGTACAGCCTCTTGTCAAACGGGTTATTTATATTCTGAAGAAGAAGGGACGTATTGAAATACCCAAAATAGACGGAAGGGAGATTGACATTATTTCTGTATCTCCCATGGCTAGCGCACAAGCACAGGAAGATGTTGTCCGCTATCAAAAATTCGTTGGAGCCTTACAGGGAACTTTTGGGCCGGAAGTAATGCCATTGTTAATGAATCCACAAACTGTTGCTCAATGGTTAATGGAACAATACGAATTAAAGCCAAGTTTGCTTTATGATGAAAAAGAAAAACAGGAATTGTTAGGACAGATACAACAAATGGCGCCTCAAATGGGAGGAGGCGGAGGTGCTCCACCAGGAGGTGCTCCACCAGGAGGCTCACCATTAGGGTAAAGTTATGGTTTATTCCAAGTTCTTCAGAGTTAGTGTCTGGCTTTTAACATCTATACTTTTTCTGCTCTATCCTTTGCAAAGCTCTTTCTCACAGGCAAGAGAACATAGCACTAGAACTTCTATATCTCCCTGTGGTAATCCCAATACACAATTAGAGAACTTAACAGGTTTCTTTGAGTACAAATGGAAAGCGACTTATTTTGATCTTGGACCAGTTCAAAAAGATAACTGGATTAAACATTATGGCTTTGAAGATAGAGATATAGCACTTGTTCGTGTCTTCCAGAGTCCTGCACAACCAACACTTGCAGTTGTTGCAGCTCGTAGATTCCAGAATTTTTTAGATGGTAAATTATTGGTAGATGTGTTTTGTATTATTCTGGCAGAGAAAAATGCTCCTGTTCGATCATACGAACCTGAAGAGCTAGAACAAATTCTTCTTGGACCAGGATCAGATACTTAATGAAAGTTATTACTAAGAAAAATACTATTCCACGTCGTTTTCGTTCCAGTAATGCTGAAGAAGAGGCTAAAATTAATCTTGCTGTACGATCCTGTTTCTCCGGAACAGACGGTGATATGGTACTTTCCTATTTGCAAAATGTTACTTTTAACACCATTCTTGAACCTGACACTCATAGTGAAAAGCATTTATGGATGCAAGAAGGCGCGAAAGCTTTAGTATGGACAATACAGGAAAGAATTAAGGAAGCATCATGAGCGAGACATTTGCTACGGCAGAGATAGAAGCAGACGCAACTCTTCCAAATATTCCAGCGCCATCACCAGAGCCAGCTCCTGCGATTAAACCTGGTAAAGAACCTATTGGCGGACATGCTCCAGAAATTCAGAATAATGATTCTGGTCAACCACAACCGGAATATATGCCTGACAAATTCTGGAATGCAGAGACACAGACACCCAATGTTGAACAAATGGCTAAGTCTTATTCTGAACTTGAGACGGCACATACTACTAAGACAGAAGCTTTGCGTACTGACATTGAACGTAAATTTCATGAAGGACGATTGTCTCAAAGACCTGAAGCTGCCAGTGATTATAAAGCGCAACCACCAGACGGTTTCCTACCATCAGATACTACTTTTAATGCTGATGAAGGCAATCCGATGTTAAAGTTCTGGCGTGAAACAGCTTATAACTTAGGTTTAAGTCAGCCTCAGTTTGAATCTGGCATTGCTGCTTTTATAGACAATGTAATGCACGATGCTCCTAATCCAGATCAGGCAATGGCTTCTCTTGGAGAAAATGGAAAAGATAGATTTGACAGTGTACAGACTTGGTTGCAAGGTCAACTTGGTGAAGATGCTCTGCAACATTTTGGTCCCGTATTAGGTTCAGGAGAAGGTGTACAATATTTAGAGAAGGTAATTGCCATGACAAAGGATTATCAGCAAGGCGGTGGTCAAGCACCGACTGGCGCAAAGGGCAAGCATACTAAAGAGTCTTTGGAAGCATTAATGAAAACTCCCGGCTATGCTGATCCTCATAAACGTGATCCGAGAGTTGTTCAAGAAGTGCAGGACGGTTGGAAAGCATTGATACCAGATCCTGAAGAGATGTTAAGAACAGACCGACGATAGTCGTGTCACAGAGCGCCACCATTACATGCGGGCATCATTGACCAATCTGCCACGTTATGCAGAGCGGCGTCAGACATAGCTTCTTTTTCAGCTTGGCTCTCAGTTCTATTACAAATAGTCCAAGACTCTATAATGTTATCCTCTGCGTCGTAGGTAGTAACTATCCAATCCATATCCAAGTCGTATATCTTGGTGTTCATGCTTGTCACACCCGTCACTTTCGCTTTAAGTTATTGATTAATAAGACTTCTATTGTGACAAAGAAGGTTACACACGTTACAACGGAAGTGGTGCAGTGACTTGCGCTTGTAGACTAAAGATTATTATTTATGTACGGCCCCACCGTTTTTAGGTAGCCCTAACGGAATAACTACTAGCGAGCGATCTGGGAACAACCGTTGTTATCCTATTGACCCTTTAACGGAGTACGGCTCATGTCGACTAGTATCCCGACATGGTTTATTACCATGTTCGATACCGATGTGAAGCACGCTTATCAACGCGGAGGTTCAAACCTTCGTGGCTTCACACGGCAAAAGTCGGGCGTCCAGGGCGATCAGGTTCGATTCAATAAATACGGTACTGGCAGTCTCGGTATAAAAGACCGTCACGGCTTGGTTCCGGTAATGAATGCGGATCACACGGTTGTCAATGTAACTCTCATCGATAGATACGGTGGCGAATACATTAATGACCTTGATGAGCTCAAGACGAATCTCGACGAACGGCAAGCTGCAGCAATTGCTCTTGCTATGGCAGCAGGACGTCAGCACGATGATTTCATCACTGATGCTGTTCTTGACAGCTTACCATCAGGCCAGACTACTGTTCATGGTAGTGGCGGCCTTACCAAAGCGAAGGTTCAAACAACCTTTGAAAACTTCAATAGTGGGAACATTCCGAATGATGGGCAGCGTGTCTGGCTGATAGCACCAAGTCAGTGGACTGATTTGCTTGATATTTCGGAGTTTGCGAACCAAGACTTTATCGGTCCGGATAGCCTACCTTGGGTGACTGGAGTAACCGCGAAGCGTTGGCTCGGGTTCTTCTTCATGCTCTATACCAATCTGCCAACTGGCGGTTCAAATAGTTCTCGACAAACTATTGCTTGGCATACCCCAGCTATGGGTTCTGCTGCTGCAGTAGATATGATGACTAACTTTGACTGGGTACCGGAGCGTGGCGAGTACTTCTCTCAAATTAGACTTTCGGCCAACGCTGTACGCATCGATGATGCTGGCGTGTTCGAAGTAGAATGTACGGAGTAGTAACATGGCTCTTGATACAACAGCTTTGACCTCAACCACTCCCGGCTCTGCGTTAGCGGCCGGCAGTGCTCCTCAACGAATTTGGCACTATGTCACCAACGATACTATCGCTGCTGCCATAGGATCGAATTATTTCAACAACGCATCCGATCGTTTGGCGGCTGGAGATATTATACTTATTTCCGGTGATATGGATGGGACACTACTTGCTCAAGGAGTTATTGTAAGAAGCAATGCTTCCTTTGGAACTGCAGGTGGTGCAATTGTAGTAGCAGCTTTTGCTAGCTCATAGATCCGTAGCTTTTTAGCCTCCTTCCTGCGGATCAGATGGGGTCGGTTCCAAAGAGCCGGCCCCATTCTTTATTAACTGATCATGGCAGCTTCCAATATGAACCCAACGTCCACTACCTGTTACAATAATCTGATTGCCTACAAGCCCTGTCTTTTTACAGATTTCACAGGTACTACGCGGCCTGTTGTCTTGTCGTCTTCTTGACTTCTTCATTTAAGTAATCCACGGCTTTCTGAGCCTCACCGGCACATTTCATAATGATTGTGCGATCTTCCTTTACAAGCTTGAGCCAGCTTTTCAAATATTTCAGATGGTCTGCTCTTGGAGTTGTTTTATCTGCAATGCCAAGCTGGCCGCAAAGAAAGGCGGAGGTAAGTTCCGCCACCAGTTCTTCAATAGCGTAAGCATTGTCTCCGAATTTACCAAACTTTCTATCTAGCCGGTCTTCGTGTCCCGTCGCATGTCCGAGCTCATGGAACAACACCGAATAGACATGATAAGCCGCTGTTCCATCCGTTGTTGTAAGGAAATGCTCCCTGGGTGGCATATGTATTTCATTCTTTGTCGGGAAGAAACAGGCAGACATGCCGCCCCAGAAGATTCGAATTTTGGTTGCCTCCACAAACTTATCACAGGTATCGATGTAGACATCATCTGATAATACCATTTCTTCTGGGGTTGGAGGACTCCATCCTTCAATTTGATCTGCATTCCAGACTCGCAGTGTTTTACGAACCCACCAGCTATGTGCAACTTTTTCTCCGTCAGAATCTAGGGATACGTCTGTCTTCCTATCTAGGAAAACAATTTTTGTATGCTTTTCTTCTGGCTTAACTTTTGCGCCAAGACGGTTCCATTGACGGATTCCAGCCCAATAAGGTGTTGAATATCCTTTAGCTTGTGCTTTGAAAAGAAGAACAAGGATATTCATTCCTTTGTAGTTATTGCCAGTTTGAGCATTTACAGGACAATCCCCTCCAATAATTTGCCAAGGTTTTGTCCAATTTCCGCTCTCGACACCTTCCTCAAGAGCGGCAATGATGTTATCTGTTAGTTCGTTTAAGTGTTCCATAAGATAATCCTTGTGGTGCGGTGCTTTCATCGGCATCGCCAGAGAGTATCCAGCTATGCCGACTTCCAAAGAAGAGATCGCCTCCGCCGCTCTAACTCTAGTTGGAGCTAATGCTATTAGCTCTTTTACAGAAGATTCAAATGAAGCTAGAGCAGCCGATGCGTTATATGAGACAGAACTCAAAACTTTATTAAGTGAGCATCCTTGGCGATTTGCCATGAAATCACAGGCTATGGTGAAACTAGCCGTAGCTCCTTCATCTGCTCATGAAGCAGCCTACCCTGTCCCTTCAGACTGCATTAAACCTCATTCTGTGCACAGAGGTACGACACAATACAAAGTGATCAAGGAGTTCGAGGTTTTTGGCAATGAGATCCATACATGGTCTGATGATGAGTTCATTCTGGATTATGTTGCAAGAGTAACTGAGGATCTCTTTCCTGCTTGGTTTGTTACTATTCTTGAATATCGATTGGCCTCTGTTTTCTCTGCGGCAGTAGCTCACAATGGTGAATTAGCGAATCACTGGGCAGGGCAAGCAAGACAGAAAGTAATAGAGGGCAAGCATATAGATTCCTCACAGGATGAGCCAAATCGAATACACCCTGAAAGGTTTACAGAGTATAAGAGGGCTTTCTAGTGGTGGCATTCCGAAGTTCTGATCTTCTTCAAACCAACTTTGCTGCTGGTGAAATCGATTCAGAAATGCAACATCGTACTGATGTTGGTGCTTATGGCGCTGCGGTTGGTACGCTGATTAACTTTCTGCCCAGACTGCATGGAGGAGTTCGGACTAAGCCAGGAACTATATTTCACCAAGAACTGATAGGAGATGTAAAGCTTTTCCCTTTTATCTTCTCTGAAGAGCAAGCCTATATTATGGCTTTCAGCACAACCCGTCTGGATATTTATCACAATGACGGAACTGTAGCTGTTAGCAATATTACCACTCCCTATAGCTCTAGCCAGTGGCAGGATATTAAATTAGTGCAATCAGGTGATGTGGCAATTATCTGTCATCCGGATGTGGTGACACAAAAGCTTACTCGTACAGGAGCCTCTGCTTTCAGTCTTTCCACTTTTTCTTTTGATGCAGCTGTTACTGGAGCCCTAGCTCTGAAACATGTTCCATTTTACAGATTCGCTGATTCAGACATCACTCTGACGCCAGGATCTGCCGGTAGTGGCAGCAGTCATACACTGACTGCATCAGCGGCTCTTTTTACTTCCAATCATGTAGGAGTTCGATTTCGGCATAAAGGCAAGCAAATGTTAATCACTGCGGTGGGTAGCGGCACCTCCGCAACCGCCACAAACCAGGAAGCATTAGAGAACACTGATGCTGAAACAGACTGGGATGAGGAAGTTTTCAGTTCAGAACGTGGTTTTCCAGGCTGCGTATGTTTTCATGATCAACGCCTATGCTTTGGTGGATCGGCATCGAAAAGATCGGGGATATGGCTATCTCAGACAGGACAGTTCTTTAATTTTGATGCTGCTGAAGGTTTAGATGATGAAGCTATCTGGTCTGGTGTAGATGATGATCGAGTACAACAAGTTCGACATTTACTAAGCCACGGACATTTACAGATTTTCTGTGATGATACAGAAGCCTTCGTACCTGAGACTGCAACGAAACCTATTACTCCTGAGAATTTTGCCATTCGCAGTCAAACCAGATATGGAATTTTAGATAGAGTTCCTCCGGAGATTCTGGATGAAGGGACAATCTATGCTCAAAGATTCGGGCAAGGTATTCGAGAGTTTATGTTTACGGATTTAACTCAACGATATAATGCAGATCTTGTCTCCGTTTTAGACGCTCGAGCTATTAACGATCCTGTGTCTATGACAACAGTTCCTGCTTCACCAGATCGCCCTGAAATGTATACTTATATTGTAATGGCTGATGGTACTATCGCAGTACTGCATTCTCTTCGTTCTGAGAAAATTGTAGCTTGGGCAAGATGGCAAGCTACTAACTCATTATATAAACAAGTCATTAATGTATTAGGTAGAGTTTTCGTATCAGTTCGAAGAACTATTAACTCTGCAACTAAATATTATCTTGAGGAAGTCAGCTATGACACAACTCTTGAATCTGCCAAAGTTGTCACCGCATCTGCCACAGCTACATTTACGGGACTCGCACATCTTGAAGGAGAATTAGTACACGCAGTGAAAGATAATATCTCTCCTATTGGTACAGGCACAGTTTCCAGTGGCAGTGTTACTTTTCCTGAAACAACCACAAATCCGCATATTGGTATTCATACAGATTCAACTTTTACGACTCTTCCGATTGAATTTACACAAGACCCATCGAGAACCTCGATACGAAGAAAACGTATTGCACAAGCTGTCATTGGCGTGAAAGATGGTATTGCAATTAAAGCCGGTAGTGCTGGTGCATTGCACATCTGGAATGTTGACAGTGACTTTTCTCTTGACCCAGTAGCTAAGACACAAAGAGTGAGAGTTTTCCCGACAGGTTACAATGATGATGCAACATTATCTGTAACTGCAAGTGTACCTGTGCCAATTACTATTCTTTCTCTTGCATGTAGGATCGCATACTAATGAGTCCTAAAATAATCTTTGCTGCGATTAGTGCTGCTGCAAGTGTGGCTGGTGCTGTTATGAAAGTGCAAGCAGCAAAGCAACAAGCTAGCCTACAAACAGCACAACTTGAATTACAATCAACACAAGTTGGTTATCAACAAGCTGTTGATACTGCTGCTAGATTTGACAGACATCGAAGGATAATTGCCACACAAGCTGCATATGGTGGTGCAAGTGGTGGGCAGTTTGGCGGCCATACAAAATCAATGGCTAGATCAGCCAATAAAATTTATGAACGTGATAAACGAGTAATCGCGGCCAATGCTGCTTTCTCACAAGCTAATATTGGATATCAACGCATTGGAGTGAACTTAATGAAGAAAAGCGCAACTCAAAGTGCGTATATGGGAGCTATCAGCAGTATCGGTAAATTAGGCTATACAGCTTATCAAGGAGGACTTGGTACTGGTACTCCTGGTACTCCTGATACTCCTGATGTTCCAAGTTATTCTGGACATCCAAAATATGGTTCGATTGTAGGCTGACAATGGCACAAGAAGAAAGCGTTGTTCGCGTCCGTAATATTGGTGGTGTCAATATTCCAAGAGATACTTCAGGAGATGCTCTGCAGACTATTGCTGGTCAATGGCAGTCTGCATTCTCTGCAGATTATCTGAAGAACCGTGAACAGCAAGGATTAATGGATGGGGCGAAAGCTCAAGTCCGGCGCAGTCCTGATGGGACATTTAGTATGCCCGATATGCCGGACATCGATACTGTCTATGGCAAAGCATACAATGCTGCTGCTGATATTAACTTTGATACGACGGTAAGAGCACAATACCGACAAGATTTAAACGCGTTACATGCTGATGTTGAACAAGATACTAACATTGGATGGAACGAAAAATCTGCAGCATTTCAGGAACGTGCAAATGAAATCAGAGAAAATCTCATTGATACAATGCCTCAGCATTTGCAACCATCAGCTATATCAAACTTTAGTGAGATAGTATCTGGTCATTCTTTAAAACTTGCGGATGATTCTTACAATATAGCAAGAGATCTTGAATTTAGTAATGTTGCGACAGGACTGGATCAAGAGATTAAAGAGCTATTAGGTAATACTGCAAATATCCTTCATGGAAAAACGGAGGTTGGAGAAGGAGAAGCAGGATTTACCAGAGCAGAACTGACTGCCAGAAAAGATGAAATTGTAGCCCGACTGACTGCGTGGCATACACAATATCCTAAAACTATTAGTCATGACAAATTAAGAACCAAGATTGAAGCTCTTGAAATGCAGTTCATTCGGGCTGTAGCTACTTCAGAGTACAGCAGTGTCCGAATGGAAGCTGGCAAAGGAGAAGGAGGACTAGAAGCGGGGCGTGCAGCTGGCGCCAAATGGATAGAAGAACAGTACAGAAAGGGCGCCAAGGAACCACTAGTGACTTGGCTTAATAACTTGGAAAGTCGTTGGGATGATGAAGAAAACCGGATGACAGCTATTCAAGCACAAGAGACAAGAGAAGCACAGAATGATTCCCTTGCTCTACTACAATTAGACTGGATGACAGACATTCTTCAAGGAATTGACAATCTTGCTCCCGAAGAAATGATGAAAAATATTGTAAATCTTCGAGAACAGATCATTAGCAAACAAGTAACTAGATCTGGTGGAGTTGGTCTACTAAACAGCATGGTTTCCGGCTACCTAACAGTAGAGGAAAAGAATCAGGATGTTCAGGATACAATAGCAAGAACATTGCTGAATGTGAAAATCCGTGACGAGATTATATCTGGAAGTTATTACGATATTGAGTCTTTAATAGCCAAACGTCCGGAGGATAAAGCATGGATTAAACAAGCAAAATCAATCTGGATTATGCAAGAAGCTCGTAGAGAAGCATTAAATGCAGTATCGCAAGCAAGCGCCGATGCAGCCGCAGCAGTAAAAAATATTGCTGACGGTTCCGCTAATTCAGGACAAATAACTACAGCACAAGTTGGAACACATCTTAAAGATACATTTCCAAATGGAGATCCTTTTACTCTTAACGATCCAACAGGTTGGAGTGCGGGACTGGCTACATTGGTGACTGTGGGTCAATGGTCAGATACTGCGAAAACATGGTTGGAAGCAAATATTAATTCAGACAATCCGGTGACTGCAGCATGGGCTGTTAATGCGCTTAACTCTGCACACTTCCATGCTTCTCTTGAAGCAGCGAAACCCGGTGGAGGTGGTGGTCCTACTTTATTAAGTGGACTGTCTGTTAAAACTCAAGCAGAGATTAAATCTCTTGAGGCTAGGTTAAATAATGTTTTTGCTGGCAATTTAACTCCAGACGGTCTGGCTGGAGCAAAGGATGCAGATGCAGAAGTTTATGGAACTCAAGCAGCCGAATTTAAAAAACAGCAGCAACAATTTAGAGAAGCTCAGTTACAATTTGCCAGTCAGGATCGCGGTGAAATTGAAAAACAAATTGAACGGAAACTAGGATTCAATGTCTTCAGTCCTCTTGATCAAGAGGAAGATCAGCAACTCTGGGAAAAAGCTCGAGGAAACGTTTTCGGAAAAGAAGATAATATATGGAATAGTTTTTTAAATACTGACTCAAATGAAATCCAATCTTTCCAGCGCAAACCTGATGTAAGTGAATGGGGCGATTTCATGGGTTATCGTATTCCTCATCCGCTGAATTGGATGAGCTCAGAATTGGCAACGGTTATGCCTTGGGGTAAGTATGGTCTTGCCAAATGGATGCACCTGCTCTTGCCAGGAACTCAAAGAACTGAGTCTGCTGTAGGTTTTGACCCAGAAACTAAACAGCATTTAAAGAATACTATTAGAGATGTCTTTGTTGCGTATCCCACCATTCCCGTTGGAGACGCAATGGACATTGTATCCAATAGAATGGCGGGTTTGAGTACAGTAAGTCTTTTATCCGGACAGATGAACGATGACGGAGGCATTGATCCTTTAAGAGTAATGAGGGCACCTGAAAATTGGTATAAGCAACAGTTCCCTGGAGCTGATACAGGAGATGCTTTCCATTCGGCTATGGATGTATATCAAACTGCAATACACAGCGATGGATTTGCAGACGAGGGAATGTCTCCTTCAGATTTTGATGAAAATCCATTGTCTGCTTTTAATACAGGTCGCTTTACGATTCAGTGGAATGAAACTCTGTCTCGAGCAAATGGAACCGAAACATATGAAATGTTAATCCGTACACAAGAAGGACAACTTGTGCATTGGCGTGGAGTTGATGGGAACGGCATTGTCATGCACGCAAGTAACAGAATGCAGCGTAAAGTCATTGCAGAAAAACTTGCAAGAGAAGTCTGGCATAGAAGTGTTGAAGAGAGTGGCTTTGATGTAGCAATGCTACGTCGCGTTGGTATGGAACAAGCAATGATTCCAGGCTTGGTGCAAGGCATCAAAATGATGTCATACTTTGAAGATCTAGGTGTTTTGCCTGAAGGCTTTACAAACAGATATACCAAAGAATGGCAAGTAATAGGCGGTGGACCTGGGACTGATCTTATGGGGGCAACCGAAGTTGGCATTGCGGATGACTATGGTCCCATGAATCGGAGCAATAGTCAGGATCTTCTGTTACCAGATGCGGCACAAATCAGAGCAGATCTTGAGACAGCAAGTGCGTTGCCAATGGGCAATCCAAATCGTCCCGAGACTGTTTTCCTCGATGACAAATTACGTGAAGAAAAACGTATCTTGACTGCTAAACAAGGCGTACCTACTGACGCTGGAGATCTTCCAAGCTTAACACCTACTGCTCCAGTTTTGCGTGCAGACAAGACTATTTTCAATGCTATCTCTGAGATTACTGGACGTCCTCTTCAGCAAATAGCTGCTGCACAAAGATATTTCGAGCAATGGCGTAGCAGTGTAGGAGAGGCAGAAGGTTTGTTTGGATACAAATATTCAGATGTTTATCAAGATGTTGAAATGATGTTTCAAACAAAGTTTGGAGCAGTGCATGAACAGGTAATACGTAAGTATGGTGGTAAGGAAAGGTACGCAAAAGTTATGACTGCCTACGGATTTGCTAATGTGATTGATAATCCCCCAGGAACTGTCAGCAATATGACTGGGTTCAATCAAGTAAATCAGCAACGTACCCCTAATTCTCGTTCTGAGATCATACAACTCGATACTGCAACTACAGGAGAAGAGCAGTCTATAGCTCTCTTGCTGGACCAAGAAGGTTTCTCAGCAATTCCATACCCTGATGGTACAGGAATGTCTGTTGGTCATGGCTTCCGTATTGATTTTCTTGAAGCTGACGAAAAAGCATTAATCGCTGATATTAATAATGTTTCTCATCAAGAAGCATTAAAGGTACTTGATTTAAAGGTGAGTAAACTTAAAAACAAATTCATTTCAGATATGCCTGGGTTTGAAAGCCTCACTGTTCCACGACAAAGTGCATTGATCAGTATGGCATATCAACTGGGTTATCCAGGTCTTAAAAGTGAATGGAGCCAATTCTGGCGGGGAGCCTCCGCTGCCACAAAAATGAGTCCCGGGCCTGATCAAGAAAAAGCATTTAATGATACGGCTATTCATATGATTTGGAATTTCCACGACGATGGAACTCGAAGCAGAACAATGTGGGCAGCACAAACTCCTAACAGAGCTTACTCTATGCACAAGCTTATTAGAGGCCAGAATCCAACGGTAGTGCAGTAATGGTAGAGATCTTTGGAAATAGTGCTCCTAATTATGATCCCGCACATGTAGCACCCAAGTTTCATCTTTGGGCTAATGAGGGTTATGATTTTCCACGCAAGTTAAATCCTTCAGCAGTAGACATACTGCAGGGAGCTGCTAACAACTTTCCTGTATTAAGTTTCATCAATCGTATGCGTCATGCAGAGCATGTACCTGATGGTGCTCTCGAATTTGATCAGGACTTTGATCCTTTCAGTCGAATTAAAGGCACTCCTTACGAAGCATTCTCTCATGCGTTTATTGGTGCTCGTTCCGAAAAAGACTTTGAAAATATAGCCAGTTATCTTGATACGAGAAATCGGCAAAGAGCCGAACAAGCTGAACGTCCTTGGTTGGCATTTGGCGCCAATGCTTTGTTGATGACTACTGATCCTGCAACTTACGTTGGAGGGACAATGATTTGGCGCATGAACAAACTTATGAAAGCTCAAGGTCGACGTTCTTACTTGCAAGCAGGAGCAATTTTTGGTGCTTCACAAGCGCCAGGAGAAGGTGTCCGGCACTTGGTCGATCCAACCGTGACCAAAGAAGAAAGCGCCATGATTTTAGGAGCTTCGACGCTTTTCGGAATGCTTGGTGGTCGTTTTACTCGAGCCGGTGATATGGAGTCACAGGTCTTTGAACAGGCTTTGAAAAGACAAGAAGCAGAATACATGGCGCGTAGAACGCGTATCCGTCAGGACTTTGAAGATCCTGTTGTTGCAGAAGCTGCGGGCGCTGATCTTCCTATGTTTGGAAGAAGGTGGTCAAGACAGGACCAACTCAATAAAGACATCGAAGCCAGTGCTGCATTTAAAGAAGCTGAAGCTGGATTACGAATGGAGTTCGCTTGGCCTGCAGCACGCGGCGCTCTTGAGCGTACTTTGAAAATAGCGGACGATCTTGGTATTAGTAACGAAGACATTATTGCTTATCTGGTTGCAGGAAAGAAATTCTCCGGTGCTCGAGGGAAATTTGATCTAGGCATTATTGATGCCAAAACTATCAGATCAATTGCTGCATGGAAAAGACGAAAGAATCGTAAGTCTCCATATGATGATTATTGGAGTATACGTGATGCTGCTGAAACTCCAGCAGGTGCTAGCAAACCTAAACCATCTACAGCAACGCCTTCGGCGGCGGCTCCTCCACGACCTCAAGAAGCAGGACCGGTTGTAGGTCCAGAAATTTCAGCACCTACAATACAAGCTCGCGCAGGAATAGAAGCAGAGTTAAAACAACTGGCAGCAGAGAGAGCACTTCTAGCCCAGCAATTAAGGCAGCAACAAAAGCAAGGAAAAGCTGAAAAAGATTTAGATACGCTCACTGAAGAAATTGGAGACTGGCAAGCTATGCACACGCGTCTTAAAAGTATGGACGCAAAAAGAACTCAGTTAGAAAAAGAACTAGATAACCTTGATTCACGGAAGCAAGTACCTCCAGATTCTGTAGGAGCCGCTGCTACTCCCGGTAGACCGATCCCAGGAGCCGAAGCACATAAGCCTACTGAAGCTTTAGGTCTTGAGAAAATCAATCTAACTCCGCAGCAAAGAACAGCAAACTCTGAATTCGCCAGTGTAGGTGATACAGCACAAATGCTATTTGAAGTTCCTTGGGTAACAAAAGGAATGGAGATGGGTGTAGCTGCTCCAATATCTGTCGCTCAGAGAATGAGAAATTATCTTTATCCTATAGCTGAAGCTATTAATGAAATGGAAAAATCTTTTCTAGCTCATAGACTGCAAAGTGCGAAAGAGAGTTCCATTGGACAATTCTTGAAAGTAGCACAAGTCTCTCTGAAAGATAGGATCAAGGGTCCAGGGACCAATGAATTAAGTCTGGGACAGTTTAAAGAAGCAGTTGGTAAAACCATTATTACAGGGAAAAAGCATCCTGTAGCTGAAGTCAACAGAATGGCTCAATGGTGGAAAGACACTGTGTATAATCCTATTGGCAAAGAAGCTGTAGATGTTGGCTTGCTACCAGCACATGCTTTGAAGAAGAACTATTTTAATCGCATTTGGAATCATGGACAAATTAGAGATCAAAGACCTGCTTTTGAAGGAATGCTTAGTGAATGGTTCGGACGTTACCCACAACATTTGCCGGCAAAGCTTACTCCTGCTCAAGCAGCGAGACAGCTCGTAGACAAATTATTAATGGACCGTCCCTTCAGCCCGTTTTCAGAATTTGAAATCGGTGCTGCGAGTCCATTACATAAAATTGCTATCGAGATTGAGAATACCTTTACAAGCTCCAAAGGTATTTCAGTAATGGATTTTATGATTACAGATGTTGAAGTTGCAGGCAGAACTTTTTCTCGCATTATGAGTTCTGATATTGAACTAGCTCGTGCTTTTGCTCCATTGGATGATCTTGGAAAAATAGGTCCGGAACAAGCAGCTAATGGAGTAAGAATGGAAGCCTCCATTAATACTGTTTTAAAAGATGGGTTTGATCATATTGGATCTAAATTCCCCAAATTTTCTGAAAAGATAGAACTGATTGGAACAAGATATCTTGCAGCAAGAGAACAAGTATATGTTCAAGCTCGGAGAGATCTTGCAATAGGACAAGATCCAGTACAGATCAGAACTCATATAGAAAACCAGATCAAGAAACTAGAAGATAGTTTAATAGAAACAATGAAGAAGCAGACCGGGCAGAGAAGCGGTAAGTCGGCTGCAGAGCTTTTAGATAGAACAAAAGATCTGTTAGCAATGAGAGATCTGATTCGCGGAACATTTGGACAACCTCTTAATCCGAGTCGTTTATCAAGTCGTGTTATGAAAGGTGGTCGTACTTTTACTGCGTTTACTATGCTAAGTGGCCCCTTATGGTCAGCAGTTCCTGACCTTGCTATGCCTATTCTGCATGAAGGACTTAAAAGAACATGGGGTGTTACCTTCCAAAGACTTTCTAATACGTTTGATAAGAATCTCATGCAGCTTGGTGCTAAAGAAGGAAGACTTGCTGGTGAAGCCTTGGATATGCAATTGGCAACCAGGGCTCTTGCAATTACTGACTTTGCAGATATTAGTGGAAGGTTTACAGTTTTCGAGAGATCACTCGATGCAGCAAATTCGTTTGCATTTGTAGCTAATCTTTTCAATCCATGGAATACGTTCTTTAAAGATCATGCAGGTCTGATCATACAGTCCAGACTTTTAGAAACGTCAATTAGACAAACAAAAGGATTGCGTATTTCAAAACGTGATACAGAAAGCTTATTACGTGGAACTATTAGCAGAGATACTGCTGAAATCATTACAAAACAATTTGAAAAATGGGGTAGGAAAGAGGGCAACATCTACATCGCCAATACAGAGGCATGGTCAAAAGACGCAGCGACACAACAAGCAATCTTGCATTTCAGAGCTGCATTAAGTTCTGACATTCGCAGAACTATCATTACACCAAGCAAATCCGATCTTCCGTTATGGGTATCAACGGAGGTTGGTGGAGTAATTGCTGCATTAAAAACTTTCTCATTTGCGTCCATTCAGAAAGTAGCTATTCCAGCCTTACAAGCGAGAGATCAACAGGCATTGGTAGGCATTGCTATGCTCACCGCTTTGGGTGTTCTAGTACATGAATTGAAACGCAAGCAAAGAGATGATGATCGGTATGAAACTGTAGGACAGAAAATTCTAGCTGGAATCGAGCGTGGTGGATGGACTGGCCCATTCATGGATGTAAATAAAATGATCGAAATGGTCAGTAACAATCACCTAGGATTAAATCCTCTTATTGGATCTCCTCAAATTGATACAAGCACACTCTCAAAAGTAGGAGCAGTAGGCGGTCCTGTTGTCACGCAAGCCGGTAGACTGGTTGATATAATGGGTGATGTAGTGAGCGGTAATATTGATGATTCTACGATGAACAGTGCTAGACGATTATTCCCATTACAGGCAGTCCCAATGTATGACGGTATGTATGATGCTGTTTTTCGCGCAAATCGTCATCAACCAGAAGCAAGAGATTACAGTGGAGCAGGAAGAGAATAAATTAGCAGTGGTGCGGTGCAAAAACCGCAGTTGATAAGGACTATCCGCCTATGGCACATGTAACAGTAGCAGACACAGTACCCCGCGTAGACTTCACAGTAGGTGGTAGTTCCACTACTACATTCGCCTTTACTTTTACTTTCTATGATAATGCGGATATTGCAGTTTATGTAGATGGAGTCAAAAAGACTCTGACTACACACTATACAATTAGTGGGACTGCTGGCACAGACAATGGATTTGTAGGTGGAAATGTCGTTTTAGGTACTGGTGTCACCAATGTAGACGTTTCCATTATTCTTGATATTCCTATTGCCAGAAGTAGTGATTTCCCTGCCTCCGGACCCTTCAATGTCACCACTCTGAATACCGAACTGGATAAAGATACATCCATGAAACGTCAGTTAGAGCACAAGCTGACGCGATCTATCGGAATGAATGAGGCTGAGATTGATGGCCCTGCCATGACCCTGCCTCTCAAAGCAGCCAGACTTGGCAAGTATCTTGCATTTAATGAGACTACTGGTGCGGTTGAAGCTGGCGCATCCTCAGACGATGTTGCGACACTAGCTGCTGTCACTGATGACATTGCTGTTCTTGCTGACATCGAAGATGGAACGGACGCTACTGATGCTATTCAGACTGCTGCTGGAATAGCTGCCAATATTTCAACAGTTGCCGGAATTTCCTCCAATGTCACTACAGTCGCAGGAATAAGCAGCGCAGTTTCTACGGTTGCTGCTGATGCTTCAGACATTGGAGCTGTAGCTACTCGAGAAGCTGAGATAGGAAGACTCGGAACTGTTGCTGCAGTAGCAGATTTAGCCATTCTCGGAACAGCCGATGTTGTGACTGATATGAATGTTCTTGCTACAGCAGACGTTGTAGCTGACATGAATGTTTTAGGTACTGCTGATGTAGTGACAGATATGAACGTCTTAGCTACAGCAGATGTGGTTACGGACATGAATGTTCTTGCCACTGCTGATGTGGTTACAGACATGAACGTCCTAGCTACGGCAGATGTTGTTTCTGATTTGAATACCCTCGGAACATCCGATGCGGTTGCGGATATGAATACGCTGGCGGCAATCGCTTCAGACATTACTTCAGTCGCAGCTGATGCAACAGATATTGGAGTCGTAGCTGCAAAAGCTACCGAGATTGGTAGATTAGGAACTACCGATGCTGTAGCTGATATGGCGTTGTTAGGTACAACTGCCGCTGTAGCTGACATGGCAATCCTCGGAACAGCCGATGTTGTCACCGATATGAACGTCTTAGCTACAGCCGACGTAGTAACCGATATGAATGTTCTGGCTACCGCCGACGTAGTAGTTGATATGAATACGCTCGGAACAGCCGATGTGGTTTCTGACATGGATACGCTGGCTGCTATTGCCGCTAGCATTAACAACGTCGCATCCCAGGCCATCGGATTCACATTCTCAACAACTACATCGATGGCAGATCCCGGGTCTGGAGCGTTACGTTTTAATCACGGCACTGTAGCAAGTTGTACGGCCATAGCGATTGACGACCTGGATAACTCTGGCGCTGATGTTTCGCCTTACGTTATTACCTGGGACGATTCTACCAATACCAACAAAGGCACATTGTTAATTCGCAGTGGTGCTGCTGCTAGTACGTTTGCGATCTTCACTATTACAGGACTCACGGACAATTCTGGATGGACTCAGTTAGCTGTCACGCATGTGGCATCCAATGGTACGATCTCGAACGCTGACACTATATTTGTTTCCCAGTTACGCAGCGGTGACAAGGGCGCAGATGGCTCTGGTTCAATGACGAGCTTCACTGC